GAATGATACCGTAAAAGCAGTAGCAGAAGAATTAGAAATCAAACCTAGTTTGCTCAAAAAAGCGATTAAGATCGCTCAAAAATCTAAACTAACCGAAACCAATGCTGATCACGAAACAGTCACAGACATTCTTGAAACAGTTGGTCGCACGGTTTGATCGATTGGCACAAGACCGTAGATTTTGTAAAGAGAGATTGGCACAGTCATCCTGTTAGACTATGTTTAGAAGTCTTTAATTGGTTCCTAAACATCATAGTAGTAGTTACATTTGCTGCCACTGTGCCTGATGTGCCATTCTTAGTTGTTTATCCCTTGTTCTTTTGTTGTTTGGCTATTAGCATGTATTCAGCATTGAGCAGAGGAAGTTTTGGATTGTTCATGACTAGTCTGACTATTTTTCTAGTCGATATCGTTGGTTATCTTAGACTATTGACACAATGAAAATTCTTATCACAGGTGACAGTTTTGCAGCTGATTGGCAACCCAAATATCCTGATAAAAAGGGTTGGCCTAATTTTTTAGCAGACGGACATGATGTTATTAATTTAGCACAAGCCGGGTGTGGCGAATTTAAAATATTAAAACAACTACAATCAGTTACGTTAAGTGATTTTGATAAGATAATCATAGCTCATAGTAGTCCATTCAGACTTTATGTGAAAAATCATCCCGTGCATACTGATCAATTACACCGTAATTGCGATTTAATTTATTCTGATATTAAAGAACATTCTAAAAATAATAAAAAATTATTGGCATTGGTTGATTATTTTGAAAACTATTTTGATCTAGACTATGCTGTTGATATTCACAATATCACCTGCGAAAAAATCGATCAAATTACTAAAAAATTTAAGCCTATACATATCACAGGATTCGAATGGGAAGGGCTTTATCAATTTGATAATATGATAAATTTTAACTATATTTTTAAAAAGTATAAAGGTATCATGAATCATTATTCTTTCGAAGGAAATAACGAGGTATATGGATACATACAAGCAAGCCTCTAATTTAGAACATCAAGTTAAAGAATTTTATTCTAATTTAAAATTCCCAGGACCATATTCTATAGAAGATTTAAAATTTTATGATAAAAATTTAATTAATCCCTATTTAAAATTTTATGATGATGCTATACAAGGGTGCAAGACTGTATTAGACATAGGATGTGGTAGCGGATTTATAGTTAATTTTTTAGCTCGCAGAAACCCAACTATCAAATTTGATGCTGTGGATTTTGGTGATGGTATAGATTATGCTAGACAATTTAGCAATAATAATGCTATTACTAATGTAGTCTATCATAAAGAAAACTTCTTAGATTGGCAAGCACCAGCTAGTTACGATTTGATTATATGCAATGGGGTACTGCATCATATACCAAAGTATCAACAGGCCGTAGAAAAAATTAAGAATCTAAGTGATGATAAAATTGCTATAGGTATCTATAATTCCTATGGTAAGTTTTTAAAGAAATTCTTAAAAATAAATTATATAAATCAGATTTTATATGCTGATCAAGAACAATGCCCGTTTGAATTAACATTTAACGATAAAGAATTTAGGAATTTATTTAAAGGATTTGATTTATTAAATACCTATCCTGGATATAAGACACATTTAATTGATCTTTGCAATTTGGTTAATTACTCCAATGGTGGATTAACATTATACTTGTTTAATTCTAAAAAGAATGTATAATAAATAGATTAGAAGACCGCCCACCCGGGCATGAAGAGTGTGTGTGAGCTAGAAGTCGCACAAAAAGGAAATGAATGAGTTACGTAGACGCATTGTTCGATAGAACAAAAGATCGCATTTATATCGTTGAACGAGTGAATGGGCAAAGAGAATACAAAGAGTATCCTGCCAATTATACTTTTTATTACGATGACCCCCGCGGTAAATTCCGCACTATATATGACACACCAGTGTCACGATTCAGCACACGCATAGGCAAAGAGTTCCACAAAGAAGTTAAAATCAATTCAGGCAAACGCATCTGGGAAAGCGACATCAATCCCGTGTTCCGTTGCCTAGAAGATAACTATCTAGGACAGAAGTCCCCAAAACTACAAACAGCATTCTTTGACATTGAGGTTGACTTTGATCCCGTCAGAGGTTTCAGTCGCCCAGAAGATCCATTCAATCCCATAACCGCGGTATCAGTATATCTAGATTGGCTAGACAAACTAGTTACCATGGTTATTCCACCTAAGAGCATGAGTTGGGAAACAGCAGAAGAGATAGTTAAAAATTATGACAACTGTTTCTTGATGGAACGTGAAGAAGACCTGCTCAAAACATTCTTGGACTTGATCGATGATGCTGATATATTATCAGGTTGGAACTCAGAAGGGTTTGATATTCCTTACATGGTACAGCGTACCAATCGTGTCCTAAGCAAAGATGACACACGCAGATTCTGTTTATGGGGACAGTTTCCTAAGCAACGTGAGTTTGAACGCTTTGGTGCGGCTAATATGACATTTGATTTAATTGGTCGTGTACACATGGACTATATGCAACTGTATCGTAAATATACCTATGAAGAACGACATAGCTATAGTTTGGATGCTATTAGTGAATACGAACTAGGTGAAAGTAAAACACAGTACGAAGGTACCTTAGATCAACTATATAACAAAGACTTTGCTAAGTTTATCGAATATAATCGCCAAGACACCGCCTTGTTACACAAACTAGATACAAAACTACGCTTCTTAGATCTGGCCAATGAACTAGCACATGACAACACTGTGCTACTACAAACAACCATGGGTGCTGTGGCAGTTACAGAACAGGCTATTATTAATGAAGCACATCAACTGGGTATGATTGTTCCAAACCGTAACCGTGATGAACAGTTTGACACACAAGCCGCAGGTGCGTATGTAGCAACTCCCAAAGCAGGTATGCATGATTATATTGGTGCTATCGACATTAATTCGCTGTATCCAAGTGCTATTCGTGCCCTAAACATGGGTCCAGAAACTATCGTTGGACAACTACGTCAAACAATGACTGAACACTATATCAAAGAAAAACAAACATCGGGTAGCAGTTTTGCTGATGCATGGGAAAACTTGTTTGGATCGTTAGAGTATACTGCTGTGATGAATGGTGAAGTTGGTACTGAGATTACCATTGATTGGGCCAATGGCTCAAGTGATGTCCTAAGTGCAGCAGATTGTTGGCGACTAATCTTTGACAGTAACAAACCTTGGATACTCAGTGCTAATGGCACTATCTTCAATAATGAACGCAAAGGTGTTATACCGGGACTACTAGAACGTTGGTATAGTGAACGACAAGAAATGCAGGCCAAGAAAAAGGAAGCAACTACAGATGAAGATACAGCTTTCTGGGACAAGCGTCAATTAGTTAAGAAGATTAACTTGAACAGTTTGTACGGTGCTATCTTAAATCCAGGTTGTCGTTTCTTTGACAAACGTATCGGACAGTCAACCACCTTAACTGGCAGGACTATCGCTCGTCATATGGATGCATACATAAACGAATGTATAACAGGTGTGTATGATCACACTGGCGAAGCGATCATCTATGGTGATACAGACTCATGTTACTTTAGTGCTTATCCAATGGTACGTGCAGATGTCCTAGCAGGCAAGATGGAATGGAACAAAGACATAGCAGTAGGTTTGTATGACAGTATCGCAGATCAAGTCAATGAAAGTTTCCCAGCATTCTGTGAACGGGCTTTCCACACTCCTAGACGTCAGGGTGGACTGATCAAAGGTGGACGAGAAAGTGTATCGCTTAAAGGTTTGTTTATTAAAAAGAAACGCTATGCTATATTGATCTATGACATGGAAGGGCATCGTTTAGACACACACGGTAATCCTGGTAAAGTTAAAGCCATGGGCTTAGACTTAAAGAGGTCAGATACTCCAAAAGTAATCCAAGATTTCTTAAGTGACGTCTTATTATCTGTGTTAACAGGTACGGGTCGTGAAGCAATAATTAACAAAGTCAGGGACTTTAAATTGATCTTTACAGAGCGTCCGGCTTGGGAAAAAGGCACTCCTAAACGTGTAAACAATTTAACCAAATACACTAAAGAAGAAGAGCGTCTAGGTAAAGCCAACATGCCAGGACATGTACGTGCGGCTATGAACTGGAACAACTTAAAACGCATGATGGGTGATCAATACAGCATGAGCATCGTGGATGGTATGAAAACCGTAGTATGTAAACTCAAAGATAATCCACTTGGTTATACTAGTGTCGGATATCCCACAGATGAAACACATATACCTGCGTGGTTTAAAGAATTACCGTTCGATGATGCTAGTATGGAAACGGGCATCGTAGATCAAAAGGTAGAAAACTTACTAGGTGTGTTAGATTGGAAGATCGCAGAAAACACACAGATAGCTACAACATTTGACAACTTGTTTACATTTGAATGATGACTGATCTCGCTACCCTAGTAGAACATAAAAATAGTCTAAAAGAGATTATTCCTAAATTATCGATCGATGATATCATATATTCTAAGAATCGATTGATAGAATCACTGATATCAAAATTTGATCTCAACGAATATCATGGATGTATCGATCGAATTAGGTCAATCTACAGTGACATAGATCAAAAAAATAAAGATATTATCGCTGAGATTGGTAGGATTATCGATAGTATCGATCATAATATTTCTAACATACTGGAATCAAAAAATGTTAGCAGCGACATATTCAAGGAATCTACCATAAGAAGTCTCTTGCCAACTAACGAAATTGTTAGAACTATTTTTAGTAATAAAATCAGTAAGATTAGCCAGGTCAGATATCCCGGACTCCAGATAAACACCAGACTTTTCCCTCCTGCGGAAATAAATTCTTCTAATATCGATGGCTGGATCAGCCTCATGGTAGCCAGTGATCCCTTGTATTTAATGGGGCCAAGTATCGAAATATTGCAAGAGTCACTGCGATCATTCCCAGAAATATATCAAAAAAGGGTTCGATCATATGAACTTAACGACAAAAGAGATCTGTCGACATTACCCCAAGCGCAGTTCAATTTGATCTTCTGTTGGGATTTTTTCAATCATTTAACTGTTGATGTCGTTGATCTCTATCTGCTGCAGATGATGAGACTTTTAAGACCGGGTGGAACCCTATTATTCACATATAATAATTGTGATCTAGTGATGTCTGCAAAATTAGTTGATTGGAATTCTGCCAGCTGGTGCACTCCACTCCTCTTAGAAAAAATATATTCCAAGCATGGATTTGAATTAATTGGATTTGATAACATCATATCAGATGATGTCAACGTTTCTCATGTGAGTTGGGCAGAACTAAAACGCCCCGGTGATCTGACCACATCAAAGATATCACAGGCGAGTGGTGCGGTTAGAAGAAAATAATTTATCAAATAGCTTGCAAGATCTAAATAAACCATATATAATACACTATCAAAGGAGAAACAAATGCGTGATTATCTATTAGACATCGTTAAAAATACACATGGACTAGGTAACATCGATCTGGTTAAGATCATGGGGACCGATTCAGAAACAAACATCGAGGCACTGGCGGAAGACCGTAGTGTTATCGTGCAGGCCAAACTAAATGGACCAGTGGCAGAGTTCATCGGTACATTCGGTATGCCAAATTTATCAAAACTAAGCGTGATCTTGGGCATCAGTGAATACAAAGAAAATGCTAAGATTTCGATCACCAAACAAGACCGCAATGGTGAACAGGTAGCAGTGGGCCTGCATTTTGAAAATGCTGCCGGTGATTTCAAGAATGATTATAGATTCATGAGCCAGGAGATCGTCAATGACAAACTCAAAACTGTCAAGATGCGAGCGGTCGCATGGAACGTAGAATTTACTCCATCAGTGACCAATATACAGAGACTGAAATTCATGGCAAGTGCTAACTCAGAAGAACTTAACTTCACTGCTAAAACAGAAGGTAATGAACTAAAATTCTTCTTTGGTGATCACAGCAGTCATGCAGGTAATTTCGTATTCCAGGCAGGTATAACCGGCACACTAACTAAAGGGTGGTCATGGCCAGTAAATGCTGTATTGAGTATCTTAAATCTAGCAGGTGATAAGAAATTTAGTATCAGTGATGAAGGCGCGGCACAGATCACTGTTAACAGTGGTCTAGCAACTTACAACTACATCTTACCAGCACAGAGCAAGTAAATGGATCGTTGGGCCCACATGGGTCATGCATTAGGTGAATGCTATTTTGATTCAATTCAGGATCTCACTTATATCCATATTCCGAAAAATGCTAGTTCGTTTGCTAAACGTATTACAGAAAATTTTGAATATAGTAAAACTTTTAGGAATGCAAGTAATTATCTAATTTTATTACGCGATCCTATTGATAGATGGGTCAGTGGTATGTCTCAGCTTATACAAAGTGATCCTATCACTGATTGGACAGATGAATATATTTTTGAACATATCACGCTTAATGATCATACAGAAAAACAGATTTATTTTTTAGAATATTTAAATTTTGAAAAAGATCTCGACAAGTGTGTATTTTTTAAAGTAGATGAAAATTTATCTGATAAATTTATTGGATGGGCTAATGTTTTATATCCAAACATTTCTATACACAAGACCAAACTAAACACTAGCCAGGATGTAAAAGGTAGGATCGAAATTATCAAAAATTTACAAACAACAGTAGACAATAGTCCAGATCTTGTGTTAAAATTAAAAAAACATTTTGAATCAGACTACGAACTAATTAATCGAGTAAAATTTTATGGAACGTGATAATTTAACCGCAAAGCAGCTAGATTATGCTGTATTTTTACCGGCATTGAGTGGCTTCTATGCTACCTACGTAGGTAAACAACGGCATGATCCTACGTATGTAGATCCAGCACGCATACCCTCTGACTTTGAAAATGGTATTGAGGGATTAAACTGGCTTAATCCAGATGCAGCATATTTTCCATATCAATGGGCCTTGTATTCAGCAGGTCATGCAGAATTAGATGTAAACAAACACAGTCCCAAAGAAGATATGATACGTAATAGAGATCGTAGCCGCTCATTTATCTTAGGCGATTCGGGCGGTTTCCAGATTGGTAAGGGTGTATGGGAAGGTGATTGGAAGAATCCTAACTGTCCTAAAGCACAAAAGAAACGTGAGCTTGTGCTTACTTGGATGGATGCTTATATGGATCGTGGTATGATCTTAGATATTCCAGCTTGGGTAGCTCGTAGTCCAGCAGGTCGCAAAGCCACAGGTATCAATACATACATGGAAGCAGTTGAAGGTACTTACATCAATAACGATTACTTCATGAAGAATCGCACAGGTGCATGTAAGTTCTTAAACGTCCTACAAGGTGAGAATCATACTGATGCAGATGATTGGTATGAGCG